CTTCCTGCCATCGATGCATTGTAAATAATTTCACGCCCAATGAGCATGTTCTTGCCTTCAATGACTTCATCTTGACCTCCATTGGGTCCCATAATAACAACAAAATCGCCTTGCACATTAGATGTAAAACTAATCCCTATTCCAGTCGATGCACTAAGGCCACGAGCGAGCATATCTAAAAAATCATGAACTGATTCGCCTGGTGTTGAAGATACGCGCGGGAATTTATAATCTGGCGGCGCGCCACCTTCAAACGTCATATTAATTCCCATCTTGCCTAGAATATCCTTACCAATTTGTTGGAAGGTTTTATCCTTCCACTCACCAGTCTTGCTGATCACACTCGCGGTCGCGACCTCTAGCCAAGTTGCACATTGTATCTCGATATGGTGACGATGAGAGTCAGCATAAACTTGACGCGTTTCAACTTTGCCTTTAAATGCCGGGAAACCTGCTAACGTAACTTCACAAAGATCACCGGGTCTAATTTGTAACACAGCAAAATTTTTCGATATTGGAAGTGCCTCGCTACAAGTAAATTTACAATGATACGCAGGATGGTCGCGCAACGCGTGACGAACATAAACAGTTTCCCAATCTGAATATTTTCTCCCATTCACTGTTAGTATGGCGGTCTCTGTAGGCTTCGGAAATACCATTAGTCATACGCCTGACCTGGTTGCCTATAAATCCCTGACTGCCGGGTTTTTGAGATTTGCAAATCCTTGAATATATCCCCCTCTACATCAGCATTCGTTCTGACGCCAGGAGGCACATTCAAAAATTCGATCTTGGCGCCAATTGCACCTTTACTCCATTTGTCTCCACTACTCGTCTGGGCATCAAATTGTTGGCGACGCTGGGCTGCTTCTTCAAGTTGACGCCGACGAAATTCTGGCCAAGCTGCTCGCTCCCCTCTGCCTGATTCACCTGTGCCGGGCTTCTGAAAACTCTCAACTCCAGAATGGCCAGTTATTCGATCACCACCATAATTAACGATCGTGTCGAAGCGACCTGTGCGCTCATGCTTTTTAGAAAGCCATTGCGACGAATTATCGATCGCGCCCCCAGCAACATCAGACCCTTCACGAAATACCTTGTTGTAATTGCTCTCAAGCATAGCTCGCATCTTCGGAGTGATTGTGCCTCTATAATTCCCTTCAAAGTAAGACAGATTTCCCTTATCTGCAAAACCTCTATTGCCTCTTATATCAGCACGATTGGCAGCCTCTTCCATAATCGCTTGATTGGCCATTGGGTTAGTGTTTTCACCCAACGAGCGACGAAACAACTCATCTTTCAAAGCTGGATTTGCTTCCAACTGCGCGAGCCACTTATCACGATTAATGCCACCACCAGCAGCGACTGCTCCCGCATCAGCACAACCACCGGCTGCTTCCGCTGCTGCTGCGTTAC